TTAACCTCAACTTATCGATCAGCTTCCCCTTCTTTTTCTGTTCGGTCAATTTCTTACTTCATTTGCTCTGCGGGCGCATCGTGCTTATATTTACTTGAGATGAAAGATTATGGCAAAAAATGGTGATTGTGGTTCTTTTCTTGAAGGCTTTCTAGTTGTTTTGTGTGTGTGCATTAATAATTTAAGGAGAAAATTAAAGCATTAAAAGTGCCTATGACGGGTAGTCCCTTTGTGATAAAAATAAATGGCAAAGAAATTTATAATGGATCATTTTGGGTTTCTTTTTCCTCTTTGAGCTATTCAGCGCGCGCGCTCGCATTTAGAGCGGAACTCTAACATATAGGCTAATTTTCAAGCCGAAACTATTTTACATGGCCTTTTGCGAGCGTTTGGGGTTGTTCCAGGCTTCGAGGAAGCCTTTGAGGATGGGAATTCGTTCGTTGTTCATGTTGGTTTTGTAGAGAGTTCTTCTTCCGTAGTTGATAGTGGTGACGAGCATGGATTCTTTTAGGAGCTTCATGTGCGTTCTTACGGTGACGTAGTTGGAGCCGATTTCTTTGGCGATTCTGGAGATGGGCAGTGGCATGTCTCTTTGGATGAGGGTTCGGAGTATAGCCATTGCTACTTTGGAGCGTAGGATTTCTTCCGTGGTTGGAAATTCGATTTTTTTGGACATGTCTATCGAAATTTATTATTTTAGAGTATTATTAAAAGTTTGTTTACTTAAAGTAAGTTTAGTTTATAGAATTAGTCACTTTTCCTCTGTTCAAATCTACATTTCAATAAATGCTTTGTTTCTCAGCATATTTCAAAAATGCGTTTTGAATTACGCGTTTTTGTCGTGAAAATTCCTTAAATAGGCTTCTTTTCACTCGTTATTCTCGGGGCCAGACCGTTTGGCAGCGGTTACTCCAGATCGTGTCCGAAACCGAGTCAAGCTCACAGCCACGGATATCCCAGACGCTAAGGTTACTGAGCTTATCCAGGATGCGGAGGCAACCATCGAGATGGAAACTGGTCGATCTATTGACTATTCGAATTGCGAGCAGGCTGAGGCAGCAGCCATCACTGACCTCGCCGCCATCTACTGCCTAGTCCATATGAGCGGAGGCTCAGCTGTCGGGTTAAGCTATACGTTGGGTGCCTTGAGAGTTGAGGAAAGCTCCTCAAGGGAGGCTCCCAGCCCATCCATCCTGATGGAAAATGTTTTGAGGCTGATTGAGAGGCTGCGCGCGCCGTATGTGGGGAGGGCTTAGCCATGCCGTACCGTTTTGACGCTGTCCTAAGCAGGGAGGGCGAGGACGTTACCTGGCATAAGCGCTCAGAGGGCGCCGTCGATCCAGAAACGGGAGATCGAGCCATCAGCTGGACCACAGAAACCGTCAAGGCCGTTGTTCAGCCGGCTTCCGTCAGCGAGGTCCCGCTTGAGGCCGGCTACAGCCTAGAAGACTACGTGCGCATCTTCTGTTTAGCAGACATCCAGCATGGCGACCGCATCACCCATCAAGGCATAACCTACGAGGTCCTAGGTCCTCAAGCATTCCATTTTCGTGGCCAACTAGAGTATCGCACCGCCTTAGCTAGGAGGCTGATCGTGTAATGCCTTTGGCTTATGGCACCAAAAATGATGTGAAGCCGAACACGGAGACCACCGTTGTCTCGTATGATGTGCCAGCTAGCAGAGTTGTTAAGCTGGATGGCTTCATTGCCTTCGGAGACTGTGCCGCCATTTATCGCTTATACGTGGGTGACACTTGTAAAGCCAGCTACATAACCAGTGAAGCCGACAGAACCGCCTACGTGGTCTTCCGCACGGAGCATGTGAGTGGAGCCGTAACCGTCGCGATCAAGGTTGTTCACTACACTGAGGTGTCTAAGATGGAGCAGGGACGAAACTTCGAGGGTACCATCCTAGGAGCGTGAGGGAGCATGGTTCGAGAATTTAAAGAACAATTTCCGTCCAGGGAGAAAACGGACATTGCCCTCGCACGGTTTACTTCAGAGAAGTCTGCGGTTGCCTCTGTTTCCCTCACGTATCTAAAAACGTTGATTTTGCCAGTGAACCTGATCATCGCTAGTCCGGGAGGCATGGCTGTTCCCTACGAGTCTGGCTACGTGTTACTGGCTCTCATGGAAAAGGACTGGACCAACGAAAAGGCTACGGTAGCTGCCATCATCGAAAAATATAACACGCTCCAGAACGCTGACGGCTCATGGTACCAGCAGTACTATCCTTGGGGAGCCTTCTCAAGATACGAGGACCGTAAAGTGGACAGCGGAGCCGCTCTTCTGGCTTGGGCGATGGCTGATTATGATAAGCGCAACGCCACCACGGGCTATCAGGCTAATTGGCAGGCTGCCGTGAGGTTTCTAAAGTCTTTGGAGTGGTCCTTAGCAGCTGGGCAGAGTCTCCTGAAAAACCAGGTGATCAACGGGGTGAAGGAGGAAATCGCCTTCGCAGCAGACGTGGCTGAAGCCATTCTAGCAGGCATCAGAGGACTGGACGCTTATGGCTCCACGGTCCAGTTTGGGGACGGAGACACCGAGCCGGTGAAAGACTTCATCACTAGATTAGTGGCTGGAATCGACAATTACATGTGGAAGTCAAGCTATGACTGGTATCAGACTGAGTATCCTCTCGGTGCTCAAAGCGAGTCCTCACCTGGCGTCTACATTACTTTCGAGCAGTTGATCAGCTATACGCAGGCTTTGTGTGCCTGGGCACTAAAAGACTGGGACACCAAGTATGGCACGCCGGGCCAGCACGACGCGAACAGCAAGAAGGCGCTGGACAGAACCATAGCCAACAACATGGGTCGCTGGGGTGGGTTCCTTTATCATGGCACGTGGAACTACACGGACCCAGAGGAGGAGTACACCCATTATGCTGCCCTCATGCGGATCGCCATGAACAAGCTGGACCCGACACGATACGCTAGGTGGATCGCAAGGACCCTCGACTTTATGCGTAAAGCCTCACTTTCCGACGGTCAAATCGCCGACCGAGTGCTGCCAGATGGATTAGCCTACGTGAACCCCGAGGCTCGTGGACCCCTAGCCATCACGGTGGCCTCATGCATCTTAGCGGGAGCGTGATGACGGCGTGAAGAAGCATTTTTGGAATATTGTTGGGGTTGCGTCTTCTTTCGCTCTCTTAGTTGCGTCTTATGTTTTGGCATGTTGGCAACTTGACCTCATGCGGGATGTTATCGCCTGTCCGGAGGTCAACTCGCCCATGGACCTGTTCATCATACAGTTTGGCTTTCCGTGGACCCACGGAACCATTTTCATGCCTCTGCAAAGAGCCTGGGACCTAACCATGATCGCTGGAGTAAGCGGACTCCTGCTCGCATGGCTAATTCTATTCGTAAGCTTATGGTGGTGGGAAGAATGAGCGCTGAAGACCCAAAAACAACCCTCATGAACCTCATCAAAAACAACATCAGCCTAACCAAGGATGATGGCGTAACAGCTGCAACCGTCCACGTCAGCCAAGAGTGGTTCAACTCCAAACTCTTCAAGGACTTTGACGCGCAGGTCACGGTTGGCTTGGCAGAGGGCTCCATGGAGAAGCTGAACATCGGAGGCTCCTGGGTCCGTTATGCTGATCGCTACCGCATCATCGGCTGGAGCATCGATAAGACCGGAATCACGGGCAAGGAGATGCGTTGGAAGATACGTCGCGAGTTAGAGCGCATCATCCGTGCTAATCGGAAGAGTCCAGGCGGCGCTCTTAGTTTTGTGGATGTCCGATCGGTGGCGGAGAGCGAGGACGTGAACGCCAAGCCACCATATTGGCGTGTGGAAGTCACAGTCATGACGCATCGTTATGTAAAGACTTGAGAGGAGGCATGAGAAAGAGTGGCATCGTCGGTCTTTGTCGGGGAGGAGGCGAAAGCCTACTTTGTCGAGGAAGCCAGCTACGGCGTTACACCGTCGGGAACGGGTCAGCCAGCCATGAAGTGGATCGGCGTCGTTCAAGAGGTGGAGCCAGCGCTGGACCCAAGAAACATCGTGATCCGAGGAATAGGATCCCGCAGCGTTAGAGCCATCCGAAGGGGCTTGAGACACGTTGACCTTAGAATGGCTTACATAGCGCAGAACTGGACCTTCTTCGACTATGTAACATCCCTGAAGTCAATGAGCATCGAGGTGTATTATGAGAAGGCGGCGAGCCTCATCAGCCTAAACCATAAGGGATGCAAAATTGATCGCGTTAAGGTTGATGTCTCACTAGAGGATCCTGTGAAATTAACAGCTGATTTGATCGGGCAAGACGTGGTCTTCGCCTACGCAAAGATCGGGGCCAGCTACGAGGATGAGCCGTCGGCGAACCCGTTGACGGGAAGCGACTGCTCAGTTACGAAGGATGCAACAGCCATCGACCGCTTCACCGACTTCAGCTTTGAGATCAGCAACAACCTAAAGCGCCAAGCAGTAATCCGATCAGCAACACCGTACTTGATCAAAAGCTTGCCGGAGAGACATCAAGTTCTGCAAGGATCTGTTCGAGCTGACTTTGAATCCGTAGCAGAACTAAACGACATCCTCAGCGACACCGAGTTTGCACTGAAGTTCGGCATCGGCACCAGAACCTTCACGTTCAACAATTGTAAGTGGCGTTCCAGCCGACTCCCAACACCCATCGAGGACACGGTTGCGCAGAACTTGGAGTGGGAAGCAAAAACGCTAACGATAACCTAAGCAGGTGATCACATGAAGACAGAAGTTGTGGAGCTTGATAACCGCTTTGGACCCGAGTATGTTGGCAAGTATGTATTCAGCGAAATCTCATGGATGAAGCGAAGCCGCATCATCACCAAATACACGAAGTATCATCCAAGGACGGGAGAAGTGATCAGCAGCGACCTACCAGCCATCCAAGCAGAAACGATTTGGGCCTCTTTGAAGGAGCATCCGCCAGCACTAACCTTAGAGAAATTGATGAGTGAAGAAGACGGCATTCCAGTCGAGCTGGGCGAGTTTCTCAGCGGCATCGTCAACAAGCTCTGCGGCTTAACGCTGGAGGAAACAAAAAACTTGTGAGGGCGATGAGACGTGGCAAGCCACACCCGAGCCTACTGGAATGGCGAATTTGCAAGGAGATGGGGTGGACAAAGACGCAGCTTGATCGGCAACCAGCCAAGTTCGTAGAAACATGCATCGTGATCCTCAATGAGATCGATCGTCAGAGCGAGGAGGAGATGAGGAAGGCAGAGAAGGAGGCTCGAAGGCATGTCCGTTGAGGTTGAGCTACGTGTGGACGGCATTGAGGAGTTTGAGCGAAAGATGAGCAACGTAAACGTGTATATGCAGAGGAATGTGCGTCGCAAGCTTCAGGACTTGGGGTCGGATATCCACGCCACGGCTCGCAGGCTTTGTCCAGTGAGGACGGGTAGGCTCCGGGACAGCATCTACTCTAGGATCGAGGACTGGACCTTGAAGGTGGGGGCCACGGCTCCCTACGCCTACTGGGTGGAGTTTGGAAGTCGGTACATGCGGGGCTTCTACTTCCTTACTGAGGCTATTCAGCTGCACCTGCCAAGACTCGCTGAGATTGTTAGGCAGGGGTTGGAGTGGGCCGTTCGGGAGGCGAGTACTTCATGAGTTTCCAAGAAATAGCGGTTACTATCCGAGCGGTGAATAGAGCCTCGCATGAATTTGCCCGTATCAGCGCTGACGCGGAAAGCATGGCTGCGAGAGTACGGTCTATGGGCGCCGCTGTTGCTGGCTTAGGAGCCACCACCTCCGTGATCGCCCATTTAGGTCATGAGTTCGGGTTGTTATCAGATGAGCAATCGAAAACTCTGGCAAGCACAGGCTACCTCATAATCGTTTTTGGCATGTTCCTACGAACAACCTGGGGTGTAGCAGTGGCTCAGCAGGTTTATGCGGCTGCCACTGCCATTGCTGCAAAAATCACCTGGGTTTTCAACGCTGCCTTAGCCATGAAAATCGCCCTACTTACGCTTGGAGTAGGCTTGATCGTGGCGACCGCTACCTACATGGCTTGGCTCGCCTCCACAACAAGGGACGCTGCTGAGGCTCAGACGGAGTATAATGAAAGCCTGAGGCAGAGGGAAACAGCAGGAGCTAGGAGAGTCGAGGAGGAACGCTACGAGTACATTACCAGACGGGGATACTAGGGATGATCCATGCCGATCGGAAGCAAAGCAGCACGATTTTTGTTCTTTCCGGGTGAAGCCATCGGAGGCTTGGGAGTAGTGGAAGGCTACCCATATTGTAAAGTGGAAGTTTTCAGAGGCGTCAAATACTGGGATGATGTGTTTGTGGCGGCATCTGGAAAGTGGTCAGCAGCGGGAGGGGACCTAACCACTGATGGGAAGGTTGGGACCCTAACCATAGTGGCGCCGAACACCTATGCTTACATTTCGAGGAGTTGGAGCTTCAATTCAGCAACTTATCGTTATGTGGTTGTTAAATGCACGGAGTTAACGGGGACAAAGTGGCGTCTGGAGCTTCTGCTGGCTGGAGTGATTAAGGCGTACGTGGAGTACACGGACACGGGACTAAAAACCTTCGACATACAAGGCTACCCATACACTGGCGACATCGACGAAGTTAGGCTTGTTGTGTATGGCTCGGGTGGTCAACTCGCCAAGTTTGACTACATTAAGATTTGCGAGAAAATGGTGCTTACGCCAGCAGATGGCTCCACCATCTTCGATGTGATTGACTTATCAGTGTATTTGGCGGTCACCGAGGAAGTGGGGTCCTTCAACTGCTTGCTCCAGAACTGGGCTGCTGCTTACACTGACCAAATTGGCGTAGGTGACTTAATCGGAATTGCCATGACTAGGGGCACAGACCCATTTTATAAAGTGATGAAAGCGCGTATAGAGTCAGTCACGAAAATGGTGGAAGCCGCAAGACGTGGCATGCTTCATTACTTACGCCTGAAGGGTAGAGACCTCGGAGCGGAGTTGTTCAATCGTGTAGTTACTAAGCGCTACGTGAATCAAGAGGGCTCCGCGATTGTTAAAGACGTGCTGGCTAATTTCACTCCGTTAGAAAGTGTCGGGGTAGAAGCCACTAACAGCACCTATGCGGAGGAGGAATACGAGAACAAGCCTGCCTGGGAAATCGTGAAACATATCGCCGATACTGCTAAAAACGCCAGCAACGTTGTGGGCTACGACTTCAAATGCGAAGAGGGCGACCTGAAATTCTTTGAGAGGCAGAAATACGCCAGCGCCGTGGACATCACCGAGTTGATGGAGCTTTTAGAGTTTGAGACCGCCATCGAGAGGGTTCGCAACAAAATCTATGTTTATGGCGAAGCAAGCAAGCCTTTTCCACTGGATGAGGATGAGTGGACAGAGTCCGATGTTTATTTTGTTCGTAGCAGCCTTGATGCCGACGCTGCATCGGGCCAGAAGGTGGTCAGCGTTGTTAGTGTGTCGGGGTTTGCTGTTGGAAATAAGGTTAGGATTATTGACAACAACGGTAACGAGGAGAATGAAATCGCTAGCGTTGACACGGTGAACAACGATTTAACTATGGTGAATAACCTCTCGAGGACTTACACGGTTGCTGCAAAGGCTCTCGTCCTTAAGCTGCCAGGTTGGGTTAGTGGAACCGGTTCGGGGTCGATATCAAGGGCAAGCGACCAAAAGATTAAGGGGTCCTACTCCACGAAGGTTGACGTGACCACCGCGGATTATTATGGTTGTGCCGTCCTCTGGTTTTCCAGCCTCACCGAAATCAACTGCAACACGTATCCCAGCTTAACACTACAGATTAGAGCAGCTTCCTCGTATTCAGGAGACGTTACGGTTCAGCTGGAAGACTATGCAGGCATGATTGTTCGACGAGAGGTCAAAGTCAGGCTGGGAGAGTGGAATCTACTTCAGTTCATGTGTGGTCGTAAGCACAGCGACGAGTGGACCCACAGCCTATTCAACACGCAGGACTTTAACTGGGAAAGGGTGAGAAAACTTCTTGTGTTCGTTCATTTTTCTGGCGCCGGCACAGGAGCCTTCTGGATAGACAACCTCTTCTTTGACAAGTGTCGTTGGAGCGCCATAGCAGAAGATGCAACCAGCCAAGCCAAGTATGGCGTGAGAGAGTTAGTGATTATTGACGAAAACTTGGTGAGTACTGACGCTTGTCAGAAAGTGGCGGATGCGGAGCTAAAATACCGTAAGGATCCAGCTCAATACCTGCGCATAACCGTGCTTGGCGACCCCAGAATCAAAGCGGGCGAGATGATCCACGTCTATAGCGCTAACGAGAACATCGACGCCAACTATCGTATTCAGAGCGTGGAGCATTGGATGAATGATGAAGGAGAGTTTGAAAGCAGGCTAACGCTGATTGCGGAGCCTCCTCAAATGGCGATCTTCGTCAGCAAAACAAGGGAGTTGCTGGAAGCCACGAAGAGGGGAACAGGCTACAAAAAGCTGGGAAGATGAGATTATGAACAAGGTAAAGCGCTTTGGCTATGTGCTGTTCGGTGCTGGCGTTGCCCTACTGGGAGAGAAGATCGTCAACTACGGGGCCAGCGTCACCTACCCACCTTACCTGGATCATGGGCTCTACGGCTTGATCATGGTCGCGATTTCGTTCATCATGCTTGCTAAAGGGAAGATGAGGACCAGAAGTGATGCTCAATGAATGAGGAGGTTTTAGAGCAGATCAAGGGTTTGCGTTTCGGAGACCGGGTTGAGGTGGACTGGTGGGACCATAGCAAGCGTGAGATGAGGCTCACGCCCAAAGGTAAGCTGCGACCCCAAATCTTCGACGTTCCCGTCCACTCCATAGGCTGGTTCTTCGGAGTGGCCGGCGAGGAAACCAAGCACATCGTCCTGGCTAGGGACATCTTTGTTTGGCAAAGCATGGGCGACTTCGACTTAGACGCCATAGCCATCCTCCTCAACGCCACAAAGGAGATCAGGGTGGTGGCTCCCAGCCGGCTGGACCCCAAGTTCGCATCCCAGCTGAAGACGGCTTGGGAGAAGGGACAAGTCCGTATCGTGAAGCGTGGTAAACGCCTACGATTAGTAGCCAATATGGGGGAATCAAAATCATGAAGAACTCTATCCGCAAGGCCTTAACGAGAACCATCACTGAGACGAGGAGAGGGAGGGAGAGGCGGGTT